CCTAAATACCTCTAAGCAAACATAGGACATATTCACTTGGAAATATTAGGACATTATCGCTTTGGGTTTACACCCTTGGTGCGCATTATATCTGCTTATGTTCAATGCAGTTGCATATCAGTTATTTATAAAATGCACCTCTTTTGAGGTGCAATTCAATGAAGTATCACGAAATGACCAAAAACTATATTTTTCGTGAATTTGAATGCGGTTTAACCGTTGAACAAGCGGCTGAACTTTGTTTAAAAACTGTGAGGACGGTCAAAGATTGGGATAAGGGAAAAACCATTCCACCGGAGTGTAAACGCTTAATGAGAATGACTAAAGGTAGGGAGCTTAGTTCATCTGAGCAGTGGGAACACTTTAAGATGCATCATGACAGGTTGGAGTTACCTACAGGGCAGCTTGTAACAGCTCAACAAGTATTGACTGGGATTGCTTTGTTAGAGATCGGCGCATTAACTGATTTAGAGGCCGCAGGGCAAGTGTTAAAGTACGCTAGAGCGTTAAAAGAGATGATGTAAAAAAGGCTCCGAGAGGAGCCTTTTGTAAAAAATTAGGAAGCTAATTTAAGCCCCTTCTTCTTCATATCTGGCACTTTAATAATCGGCCATCTTTCGTAACGATAATATAGGCCTGGATAATGCTCTATGTTATCGGTTATATGGCGATTATATTGCTTGTTCTTATCTAGAATTATGTTTGCGCAGATCCATTTATCAGAAGTTAATTCGTAAGACTCTGAAGATTTAGATTTGCCTGACTTGGAAATAATCTCATAAAGTTTGCTTTCATCAATTGACTTACCAAGAGACTTAAGTGAAAACTGTTTATTAATCTCTAAGATATCAGCTGATTCTTCATCAACATTTGTGCAATCTACTAAATGGATTACATCGCTATACCTTTCTGAGACTAAAAATAAAAATGATTTAAATATGATATATTCATCCTTCTTCATACCGCGAAGATATGCTGTCTCCAAATTAGCCAGGGACTCCTTATATTCACCATTAGCGAGTAGGAGCTCTGAGAGTTCTTTATAATAGTCACTTAGACTAATACTATTTTTAACAAACTCTAGATAAATAGTAGCATCTTCAACACTCTGGAAGATATCTACAAATATAGATGTAATAATATCATAATAAGTTGAAGATTCTTCCATCGACTTTATTTTATTTATTAGTTCAAAAGCTAAATTCTTATTTAGAGATATATATGAAAAGTAAAATAGTCTAGATACTAAAAAGTGGACAGAATTAGATTCTTTAAATTCGTCTGCGTTTATGACATCCTCAAAGTCGGACTTGTAATCTCCCCCCTTTTTGAATCGAAGTGATAATAAAGAGCTTGCGATTAACTTTTCGAGCTCAACTTTCTTTGATGAATTAGAAAAATTTCTAACCGAAAGCAAGTCGCTTATCATTTGTTTAGAATCAGATGTTAATTCGGTATCAATGAATGAATGCAACTTTAACTTGAAGAATTCAATAGAATGATTGTTAACTTTAAAATCTGTTACAATTTTATTAGCCTTTTCTTTGATCTTTTCCTTAGAATCCTTATTGCTACATTCTTTGTATTCTAAACTAAGTACATCAAGGAGGAGGCTATTAGCTTTGTTTTTGATGGTTGGATTAATGCGAAGGCTTTGTTCTAAGAATTCCTTAGCTTGTGCCAATGTGTAGATTGATTTAACTTTAGACTCAATAATATCAATAATGCACTGCGAAAGTCTATTTAAATAGAAACTTTCGTTGTTGAACTTGTCATAACCCTCCATTAGAGCATCAACCCGTTTGACTAAGTCAGAATATAGAAAGGCTTTTCTTATCAAATATTGACTTTCAAACTCGTCAGTTTTGATAAGCTCATCAGAAAATCGAATGGCATCTAACTCGTAGTCTGGACCTTGGAGTTTATTAATTGAAATCAATCTATCGAGGATTTTTTTTCTGAAGTCAATTGAAATATCATCACTTAAGTATCTAAGACATGTTGACTTGGCATTGGCGAAGTCTTCAGACTTAATATTTTTGTCGATATTCAAAAGAGATTTAAACTCCGAGTCATTGATTGACATATTTAATGATTCATTGCTGTTAAAGTCAATAATGTACTCAAGAATATCTTTCTGCGTATTCTTCTTTTTAAGAGATGCTATATCTTTTTTTATTGTGTCATTTTTTGTAAGGTTATATTTGTCTTCCACAAAGTTATTTATTATTTTATCTTTCTTAGTTTCATTAAACTCGTTAAGTATAGAGATGTCATTTTTAACGGTTGTATTTACCTTTGCCATAAACTCATCGAAGCCTTCAATTTCGACAAGAAAGACTTTGTCAGAATTATTTAATAGAACCTTAAGTTTGTCGCTAATCTTGTCATTCTTTCGAACACACCAATAAATCCCGTTCTCGAAGTAGTCAGCCTCACTATCCTCAGAAAGTAGGTTGCTAATACAGTTCATAACTGAATCATCATTCCCAGCATAACCAAGAACTATCAACCCAAAATCTTTTGAAAATTCGCGAAACTTCGCTTCAGTATTTTTATCGAGGGTAACAGTTTCGTTGTTTGTTGATTTTATACCATCATATAAGTAGTCACCGTGTAGCTTTATTATTTTAGGGCGTTCAGTATGTGTTGATAAACTTGTAACTGATGAATCATGTGCGCAGAGGATAGGTCGATCTTGACCAAACTGATAGAATGAGTCGTTTATCAAATCATCAAAGTTAGTTGTATAAATAGTATCGAAGTACTTATTGTTCTTGTCACAAAGAGATACTAAATAGGCATAACCGATAGAAGGAATTTTTCCATCAACCTGTGATTGAATAAACTTTCTTCGCTGAACTGGCAAATGATAAATTTTTTCAAAAAATGAAGAGTATTCATTACATTCTTTGTACCATGAAGTTTGCGTACTCAAATGCTCTTTTAATTTATTTTCACAATAGTCATTATCTGGAAAAACCAAATTAAAATATTCTTTTTTCCATTGTTCTACTAAATCTAAACCTGTTCCTATATCTGATGTGACAGAGCAGCGTGAACCAAGAAGAAGACTATAATTGGGAATCCGATCACTGATTCTGTTTTTTATAAAAAATATAAGCTCTGACTCACTTTTTATTTTATGTTCTTGAATTTCATTCAAACGTGTCGATTTCATAAACAGCATAATCCAATTTAACAAGTTGACAACCAGAAGCATACTTACGTGTATGCATATTGCATTATGCGCATAAAGTTATCTAAATCAATATCAGAATGGAGCAGTCAATATTTAATTGACATTTGTCAAGTTATGCGGAGATTTTATACTTAGCCGAGTAAATTGTTAGGGTGACTTATGAAGGAAGTGAACGTTGTTAGTGTAACGTTCAGGTTGCTTAGGTGAATAGGCATGGACTCTTGGCTTTCCATTGAAAAGTACAACATAAAATTCACCCCATTTCCTGATACCAATCAGATAGTGATTCTTTGGTATCTTTATCCAGTTCTTCCCGTCATCGAAACTGTACTCCGTGAAACCAACCAACTTAACTCGTTGGAAGGAACCACATTCAAAAGCGTTAATCATTCCTCGGAATTTACTGTGTCGATGTTCACCATCACGAAGTAAAGCGGGGACGTCAATACGTTTCCCGTATATGTCTAAACCGTCAGAGTCGAGTAGGTGGCCAACTTGGCTCTTTACGTATCGAATCAGCATAAAATCACCAATACTGTATATATATACATATATTAGCAAAGATGGCTCTCTTCCATAAACCCAAAGCTCCGATATTGATAAAAAAATTGAAAAAAGAAGCGACCTCTATGTGAAGCAGGTATCGCTGCATTCGAGAAAACAACAAACTGAGTTGGCTAGGAGTGGTCAAAGCGATTTGAGCCGCGAATGTTCAGTAAGTAAGTTGTTATAAAGTAGGAGATATTGCGATGTGTATCGAGAATAGGCCACTCCCACATGTAGCAAAGCGTTAAAAGCATTATATTTCCTACGTCGATTGACCTCGACAGTTAAACAGGCCGAACCTTATTAGCGATGGGGTTCGGTTTTTTAACGCCTGTCACCAGTGACATACCTTTTAATGCATAGAAACCATACGACCCGTATTCAAGTCTTTTAACACGCCGACGGTTAGGTTTTCGTGTTCACACATTTCAGATGCAGCTTGTTTTAGATCTGATTCTCTATCAGCAGGAACCCAGATAGTTACCTTCTTAAATCCTTGTGATTTCATCTTTTCTTCGTATTTCTTATTTCTACTCATCGAAAGTCCTCCTAACTCATAAGCATTTGATCACATGAGATCGTTCAGTGCAAGACTCACTTGCGTTCAAACACTGGCGCACTTCGTTTGCAGGTACCTAAAAACAGCGAACCTTGATAGTTCGGTGGAATTTACCCCCGTAATACAGATACGGGGGTTTTGACCTCCCGCCGCACGTCGCGCAATCGTCCTAGCCCGTCCTCACTTGCTCCGCGCTCTGGTCGGCAGTCAAACCAAATCAATATAAATAGGGGAAAGCCTTGCTCGGCACTCGCAAAGCTTTGGCGTTGATAGTTCAGATGTGTTCCAGTGGGTTTGCGCGCCTCTGTTGTGGTGAGGCTCTGCAAGGCGGGCTTGGCAGGAAAGTAGGGCGGCGGCTCCCAAGTAGGATTGGACTGCTAACCGCGCCGATTTGATTGTTACGCTATCTTGAATTGTGTGGGCGGCTTGGTGCCTCGTCGTCGCTTCGCAACTCCTTATATCTCGGTGACTCCCTTCGGTCGGGGCGATGCCCAATCCGTGCTAACCTTATATCGCGTTCATCATTGAGAGGTGGTCGAACAGCTCGATGATTTCGACCAACTGCCCATGTGTCACATATTCGTTCATTAGGTTTCGTCTCCGCCAAAGATACCGCCAACGGGCTTAAGTTCTATGTCTTGCTCTTGTACTTGTGCGAATTGCTCGTAAGGGGAACAAGTCACGTAAAAGTTCGATTCACCGCTAGACAGCTGGACAAGGCAGTCGTCTAGATAATCCATTTGAATACCTAGCTTTTTAAGAAACGAGTCATCGAGGTAGCTAACACCTCTCGGTGTTATTACCTCAAAATGGACACTCACTCGAATTGAGTTGGGTTTGTGCCAACGCTCAACCGCAGACACATAGATGCTTTCGGAGTTGGATAGTGGGAACCAAGCCGGAACGTTGCCTATGTCATGATAAGGCCGAGTCCCGCAATCAGTACCCTTACAGTTAGAACGACCAGAACCCACGACAGGATGACCCGCAGAACCTTGGTGATGATGAGCTTGACCTTGTGGAGACGATACCGGATTTTGCTGCGTAGCTTGATAAGGCTGCGTTCCTGTTTCAATTGACGCCTCAGAACCAGAAACCATATTAATAATTGCATAAGTGATATACCCAAATGAAAGTACTATCAGTGCCATAGCGGCTAGGAATTTAGGGTTTAGAAAGATGTTCTTTCCAAGACCCGCTTTGGTGATTTGTCCCGTAACGGTAGAGGCGTAGAGCAGGTGAACATCAAGCGGTACCTTGAGGTTGTAAACCACATCGTCTTTGCTTGGTTTGGTCACAGTTCGTGTTGGGTCATGCTCTAAGATTCGAGGCTTACGGTTAGAGAAAAAGATCCCGTCTTTCCCTTTGTGTTGTTTGGCCAGCTCGGCCACGCCTTTAAGCTCTTTAGGAACTTGGGCGAAGTCGGGCGTTAATAAAACAATGTCCCAGTTGTAGTGGCGGTGCTCCATGAAAGCGTTGTTGAAGTTCTCAGGGTAGATAATCCGTCCTTGTTCATCAAAACGTGTACGCTGACAATCGTCTATCTCGCCGTTGTCTAGCGTTGATGTGTCCACAGTCAGCCAGCGTGAGTGGAACAACTCAGAAAACCCCTCCGGTAGATGAGACTCAAAGTCAGTGAAAGGGCGCTTGTGTATGTTGGCCATCTTAAAACCTGCGTTGGTCGAGAAGATTTGCTGACATTCATCAATAAGGATGAAGGCGCCAATCGGAGCCCAACAGAAAAAGTACTTCCAAAGTTCGAAGCCTTCGGGATTACGCGAGCTGATACGAATGAGGCGAGCACTGTCCGGAAACTTTTCCCCCAGTCGTTTCTCGATAATGTCGAGCGGCTGCATACCATGAATATTGGTGATGCAAACTCGACCTTCTCGAAGGGCTGGCAGTAAGTCGAACCATACTGCACACGCTGATTTATATGAGCCTCCGTGGCCATATCTAAATGAAGTTGCCATTCAATCACCAGTTAAAGAAACGCATGACTAAGGACGTCGCAAACGCATCGAAAATAATACGTAGTCCTCCGGTCACGTTGTATTGAATGAGGATGTAACGAACATCAGAAGGGAGCGCATTGAAATGAGATTCAACCAGCGTGTAAACGCCATACTCTGATAGCAAGGTTTGAGCAATTTTCAGCGCTAACTGAATCGATGAGATTTTTAGTTCTAGCCAAAGAGACAAAAACCAAAGCTGCGCGTAGTCAAAGCAATTGATGATCCAATCCGGTATGTACTGGATGAACTCGACCATGGTTTGGCCGACGTTGGCGATAAAATCGAGCGCTGAATAAATGAAATCCACGTTATTTACTCCGTTGACCAAACAAGATGTAGAGCGCAATGAGCGCGCAGATAAAGAGAATGACAGGGCGAACGTAAGGCGAAACGTCATCAAAACGCTGTAGGCCAGAATCAACCTTGGTGCCTTTAACGGTGAAAGACCGATCGCTTAACGAGCCGTTATTGAAGTTGGTACCGATAGAAACCAGACCTTTGATTTCATCAACGTAGTCTTCAATTGAGCGAGTTTTCTCTGCGATGGTTTCATTGATAGCGATGAAATCAGACGAGGCGAAGATTTGCTCAGGCACATCATCACCGTAAGGGGAATTGAAACCAGAGCCTTTAAGCAGTTCTTCGATACCATCAAGGCTATTACCCAATTCGCCAATCGAATCACCTAAGCCTTGTAAGTCTTCACGGACACCCTTAGTTGCATTGGTGCTCTTATTGACCGCTGTTGTAATGTCGCCATTGGCTTGTTGGATAAGCGCTTTAGTGTTGTTGTATATCTTGTTGTCATTGATTTGCTGTTCTTGTGTCGCTTGCGTGTTATCGACAAGCGAGCCTTTGACTGCAATCAACTCATTAACGATAGCGCCTTGAGTTTCATTGATGTCTGAATTCAAATCATGAAGGGCAGTGTTAATATCTTTGTTAAGTCCTGTAATGGCGCTGACAACTGCCGTGTCTGTCGATTCATCTGTGTCGGGTTCTTCCACATCCGGCTCATCTTCTACGTCAGGTTTGTTGAATGTATTGGTCGAGTCATCAGGCAAGACACTAGGATCTTCTATAGGGCCTGTTGGGTCATCGGGGTCATGGGTTGGATCCGTTGGGATAATTGGCTCATCAGGTCCGTTCGTACCCCAGAATAAAGTACCGCCATCACACTGATTTCCTGTGAATTCGAAATTACCGTGACATAAGGTGTTTTGCGTAAACTCACCAGAATCAACATCAGTGCAAAGGGTGCTGTCGCTTGGAATACGAGAGAGTTCGCAACGAGTCGCGCCAAAGTCACCATAACAAGCCCCCGTGACTTGTTCGCCGTAAACATAAGCCAGCCACTGAAGGCGTCTTTCGTCCCCCGTTGACTGTTTGAATTGGCAAGCATCCATACATGAACCGTCTGGATTTGCGCCGTATTCGCATTGAGATTTACACCTCAATGTTGAAGGGTCGAATTCACTGTTTGCAGGGCAACGAACCTCTGAATAAGAAAGAGCAAGTGAATTGTCACAAACTGTCTGATAAGGATAGCGAGCGTTAGCATAGGTTACCTTCTGAAATGTGCATGAACGAATATAATCATGCTTCATAAAACAAGCGTTCACCTGATTAGGATCAACCCATTCGCCCGTAGAGCCGCAGCCCGTCATTTGCCTATAACTAACATAAGCTTCTAAAGCGAACGTTAAATTACTGAAACATAGAACAAAAAGGACAATAGAAAAGCGCAGAAAATGAATCATTGTCTGAAACCAATAAAAAAGGGAGCCGAAGCCCCCTTGATTAACTGATTAGTGAGTATTGATGCCACTCACAAAGCCGTGGAGAAATGCCCCCGCAAAGGAAATACCCAGAACGATAGCGAGAACATCCCCAAGTAAGTTACCAGATAAAGGAGGCATTAAAACGTACCGTTACTTGCGAAGGAAACCCACAATCATATTGACGCCAAAGCCCAGTGCAGCCATACCAATCAGGCCAGCAACGACTAGAGCCACATTACTTTGACCACCACTCACAGCAGTGTTAATTGAACCAGTTAAGTCTGGTGTATCAGCAAAAGCTGGAGAAACAGAAGCAAGCATAAGCGCTGAGCCTACGGCTGTTTTCTTGTTTACGACTGCGTGTTTTACGTTATTTACAACAAGTTCTAGTTTTTTCATTTGAATTACCTTTTACTCATAAGGCGAACAACACGACCTACCCAATGACCGACAAACATGTTGATCAAGAGCACGCCACTGACATATAGGAACAAGTCACCATTGAATAGGACTGGGTCCTTATATTCTTGATACTCCACCGCTGAAATCAGTATGTATTCTTGGCAATTGTCGACGTGAGTCTTCGTCGCTTTTAAATTGCCGTACTGGTTAACAACGGTGACGCATACAGACATTTTTTCTAACCTTGAACTGATTTCATTGAAGCTTCGAAGTGCTTCTTAATTTCTGCGTCGACAGGAATAAGCGCTGTCACGATGGCACCCGCCAATGGATCTTCTGGGTTGATTTCAAGTTGCAATTGGTACTCACGACGAGGAACCAAAGCACCGGTGCGCTCAAGGAGCAGGGCGTATTCATGATCAATCATCAAAGGTTGATCCCATTGCGGGTTTACGTCACCAGATTCGCCGATGGTGCGACGCTTGAATTTCTCCGAGTTAATTTCACGTAGTGGACGTGAGATGTTCAGTTGAGCACTGTCACCACGTGCCGAGTTCCAAGTGATGTCCATGCCTAGGACAAAAACAGATTTAGCCATTTGTTAGGTCTCCAATATGTGAGTCACCAACTTGCCGTAGGTATCGGGGAAGGTGAATTTGGTTCCATCACGGACGAGCGAGCCGACAACGGTTTCAATGTCGCCCTCATGGAATTCGATTAAAGAGTTCAGGATTTTCCCGTACTGGCGACGCATCCAGTGAGCCGAAGCCAACAGGTCTAGCGCCGCCCGTTTAGTCGGGACAGGTTTTGTATTGAATTGTTTTGCAGTAGAAATCGACGCTGCGAAGTCGTTGATGGCCGCGAACGCGCCAGCAGGATTCAACAGTACATCGATGTTCCATTTTTTAAGTTCAACTTCTGAGCGATACCAAACCAAACCCGTGTTCGCGAGTTTCTGCTCAAGAGCCTTGTTATAGATACGCCAGTAGATGCGAGAAGTACGAGAGCCGACAGAGTATTGCTCTTTGGTGTAGACAGGCTTGCCGTCTTTGATGCTGGCAATCGTCATATCTTCATGTAGAACCGGATTACGGCCACGCTCAGCCGTACGGAAAGCATCATCATTCCAAGCTTTGCGCGCGTATTCACAATCAAAGATACCGTCGTAATCATCGTAAGCGAGATCGACACGCGCGAGTGTTTGAACACCAAGAACGTTTGTTAGCCAATCATGCAGCGACCAAGGCGCGCGACGGGCAAACACATGCTTACAACCAGTGCCATTGATTTGGAAATGTACCGTGTCATTGTTGCCACCAATACCCACGAAACCACAGAAGTCTTCACCGTCTGGTGAGGTCAACTTCATAGACTCAGAATAGAACTGAAAGCCAAGGCCACGAGGTGCAGAAAGCGACAAGCCAAGCACCTGATTGGTGAAGATGCGCAGGCAATCTTCTAGGTAATTGCGGTAACAGATATCAAAGGCGTTGTTGTACGCTTCAATCTCTTCAGCAGTGCCTGCGATGGTCGCATTAAACTGAGGTGGAGCAGGGAACTTGGGTGCCTTGCAGTGACGCTGTAACAGAGATTTAGGCGCTAAACCTTTGTATTCCTCATGCTTGTGAAGACGTTGAATCGCGTTGTGACAATGGCGTAAGTCCTTGACTGCAAATGTAAAACATAAGTAGTCAATATGAACAGACTGCTCATCGAATTTCTTAAGGATGTTAGTTGCAGTAGTCATCGAAGACCCCTAAATCAACGCGTTCTTGGTAAGTGGTGTTGGTGATAGATACCAACTCGTAAGAGACAAATTCAGACGAAGCCCACGATTCGAGATGAGACATAGACTTAAGCAAATCCCATTCTTCGCAGCCTTTGACCAACACAGAAACCGTGTAGTCAGGAAGCAAGTCGTAATAGATGGTTTGGGCTTCGTTCATGGGTTATGCCTTTGAACTATACTTGGTGACACCGTCACAGCTTTGATTATTTTGGTTTTCAATCTGTGAGTTAACAGCATGAATTAATCGACGAGTCATTTCGCAATCGGCCAGAGCTCGGTGCGCGGTTAAGTCAGACACATCAACTTGTTGTTGAGCACAGGCGTTAGTTAGAGATTGCCACTTGTAATCTTCATGGTGTTCATTCAAAACACCGAAGAACTCTGCGTACCAAAGCATTGCGCACTGAGGAACACAAAATTTGAAAAACAAATCGTGAACGGATTGGACGTAAGCAGCGTTACAGTGCTTGTCCAAAGATTGGATGATTAAGCGCGTATCAAAATCTGAGTTGTAGATGATGATTGGACGACCATTAAGAAGCGGAAGAAAGTAATTTGAAAAGACTAAATGAAAGTCGGGCGCGTCTTTAACGTCTTCGTCGGTGATGCCGTGAATTGCTGTAGCTTCTGCAGGAATTGAACAAGTTGGTTTAACAAGTTCGTTAACGATAACTTTGCCAGAATCAGCACAGATAGCAGTGAACTCGATAATTTCTGTATCAGAGCCTAAGCCTGTGGTTTCTGTATCGATAATGATCGCATTTTCAGTAGACAGTTTTTTCATAGCAACACCTTGACTGTTTAGAGTGACCACCAAGGCCAGACGAGAGCGTCAAGGGCAAACGCCCAAACCAAGGTGGTCAGATTCGATTTACCGAAACTATAAATTCGAAAAATCGAATCTACAAGATGCGAAAAATCGAACTTATACAGCTAGAATGGAAGAATTAAGGAGGTGCACATGTACGCCAATGAACTATTAGATGCCTACAAAAAGGCTCAAAACTATGTACAAGACAAGCAGATTGCACACGATTTGAATCTACAGCCGAACAAAATCAGCAAAATGCGCAAAGGAATTCGCTATGTGTCTGATGAAGAAGCAGTTTTTCTAGCACAAGGTGCAGGAATAGACCCAGAGATGGCATTGTTAGGTTGCCACGCTGACCGCAACGAAAATCCGGCGATTCGCGGCATGTGGGAAAACATCGCAAAAAAGTATAACGGGCTTGGATTTACAGGAATTTCAATGGCTTGTGGTGGCTTAGCGATGGTGATTTCAAGCCCATCAGAATCATTATTACAGTGCGCATTATATGTGTTATGTTAAA